TCGTAGGTGAACGCTACAAAGACGGTAAAAAGATTTTGGTGATGCAGCACCGCGATGAACTTGTAGATCAAAACAAATCCAAGTTTGAGCGCATCAATCCATATATCACAACAAGTATTGTAAATGGCACGGTCAAAGATTGGGGTGGTAATACAATCTTCTCGATGGTGCAGACAATCTCACGCGAGACAAACCTAAGAGACCGTCCTGCGTTTGATATGGTTGTCGTAGACGAAAGCCACCATGCAGCAGCCGATACATATTTAAGAGTTATTAAGGCAGTAAAAAAAGATAATCCAAAAGCAGAGATTGTTGGTTTTACTGCAACGCCGAATCGTGGCGATGGAAAAGGTCTACGAAGCGTTTTCAATAATTGCGCACATCAAATAGAAATCACAACATTAATTCGTGAAGGATTTCTTGTACCGCCTAAAACATATGTAATTGATTGTGGTGTAAAGGATCAGCTTAGTGGTGTGAGCCGCAAAGGTAACGACTTCGATATGGATGAAGTTGAAGCGATTATGAATCGTAAAGTCATTAATGAAGCTGTTGTTGATAACTGGATTGATAAGGCGAGTGAGCGAAAGACCGTCGTGTTCTGTAGCACAATTAAACATGCAGAAGATCTTCTATATGAATTTTTAGATGCCGATGTTAACGCTGAAATGGTTACAGGCGAAACTCCAAAGGCAGAGAGAGCCAAAATACTAAATGACCTAACTTATGGAGAGCTACAGGTTGTGGTCAACGTAGCGGTCCTTACAGAGGGTTTTGATGCACCGCCTTTGTCTTGTATTGTTTTAACAAGACCTTGCTCACAGAAGAGTACAATGGTTCAGATGATTGGTCGTGGTTTGCGCACGATTGACCCAGAAGAGTTTCCGGACATAGTTAAAACTGATTGTGTTGTGCTTGATTTTGGCACAAGCGTCTTTACGCATGGCTCACTTGAAGACTCAGTCAATCTTGATGATCGTGAACAAGGCGAAGCTCCTATCAAAAATTGTCCTAACTGCGGTGCAGAAGTACCCATGGGAACTAAGGTTTGTCAGTTCTGTGAGCATGAATTTATTTCTGAACAAGAGGGAGAAGAGAAAGAAGAGTTGCATGACGTTTCAATGACTGAGTACGACTTGATGCAAATGTCACCGTTTCGGTGGATTGATTTATTTGGCGATGGCAGCTTGCGTATGGCTATGGGGTTTGAAGGATTTGTTGGGGTGGCAAATACGTCAGAGTTGTCTATTTCTTTTGGTCTTACCAAAGGCAAAAAAATGCAGCTTAAAGTTCTTGCCGTGGGTTTTAGCCCACAAGCTACAGCAGCCGCAGATGATTTCTTGCGTGAAATCGAAGATGGTAGCGCAGCAAAGAAAACAAAGAGATGGCTAGATCAGAGAGCCACAGAGAAACAAATTGAGCATTTACGCAAGCAGGGCATCGAAGTTGGTTTCATGGACTTCTCATGGACTAAATATAAAGCCGCATGCATGTTAAGTTTCTTGTGGAACAGAGCAGTAATTGAAAGAGAAGTGGAGAAATATTTATGGTGAAAAAACTTACTTTAAAAGAGTTTGAAAAACTTAAAGAAGAGAAAAGAAAAAAATATAAAGAAATAGGGCTTATAGATTTTGAAGAGAAACGCGCAGAAAAAATGTGGGACGATCCAAACTCAGACGTAAACGAAATTCCATCTTGGCACTACACATGGGATAAAAAGTTGAAATGTTTTGTTATATTTGTGGATGAGGATGAGTTTGAATGAAAAATGTACAAACAAGATGGGCAGTATATGATGAAGGACTCAAGGTTTGGTATGACGGTGAGTTAGTTGCCAAAATAGATCCATCACAATTTAAGTACATTCTTGCCGATTTAGCGTTATGGTTAAGACATAACGAAGGAAAGGATGAAAGCGATGGCTCGTTTTGAATTGATTGTATCAATGGCTAAAAGAAAAGAAGACAATGAGTTGTACACAGAAAATCGTCAGTACATGTGCTATTGTAAAGATTTACTCGACATTGAAGAGATTACCGAAACAGTAAATGAAATTGTTTACGATGAGTTTCAGGAGAATGAGGAAGACGAAGTTTTGTTCGGGTCAGCAGACGTAATAGTAAATAAATCAACTCTTATGATGATGCATTACAAAAATTCAGACATCCCGAAAGAAGAAATAAACGAAATAGTAGATTTATTAATTGATGGATCAGGAAGGGAGACAGTGCATTGACAATGATACCAGAGTCAAGATCGGCAATAAATGAGTTAGCTTTTATATTAGAGAAGTTTGGTTGGGGTACTAGATTTTGCGATTTATCAGAAGATCAAGTTCACGTTTTACTCTTTGCCATACAGGAAGCAAAGTTATTATCACAGGAGATAGATGTTGGAGTTCTCGAAGACAAATACTTTAAGTCAACAGGCACTTTCCCACCTACGAGCATCCCCTTCTAATCCAGTAGCAGATGCAATAAAAAAAGAGGTAGACGATGCAATCTTGCGCAATGAGCAAAAGCGTGAGCGCAGAAAATACCTTGGCGCATCTAGTATTGGAGAAGAATGCAGTAGAAAGATACAGTATCGGTTTCTTAACTATCCGCAAGATGAAAGGTCGGGGTTTAGCGCACAGACTTTGCGCATCTTTCAGTTTGGTCACGAGATAGAGGACTATACAGCTAAATGGCTCAGAGATGCAGGATTTGATTTACGCACAGAAGACAAACAAGGCGAACAATTTGGCTTTTCTATCGCCGACGATCAAATCAGAGGTCACATTGATGGGGTGATTTGTGGTGGTCCAGTGACAATGGGATACCCTGCTTTATGGGAAAACAAGTCCTCAAACGATAAAAGGTTTCAGTCTTTTGTTCGGCATGGTGTAGCGAAGGCGAACCCAACATACGCAACGCAGATCGCTCTTTATCAAACATATATGGATTTAAGCGAACAGCCTGCGTTGTTTACTGTGGTGAATAAAAATACATCAGAAGTTTACTATGAGTTGGTTCCTTATAATCAGGAATTGGCACAAGCAGCAAGTGATAAAGCCGTAAATATCTTGACGGCTTCAAAAGTAGGTGACATCTTACCAAGAGTAGCACAAAGCAAAGATTTCTTTCTTTGCAAGTTTTGTGAGTTTAGGGAGACTTGTTGGAGAGATGAGTAAAAAGTAGGGGCTAGTCCTGAAACTAGCCCCATTATGAAGTGGTATATAGGTATAGGTACAATATAATGTCATTAAGAGTAGTTGGCAATACAGGATATGGTAGTAATCAAAAAGATTTAGTTGCAGAGATAACGGAGAAAGTTCCGTCATATGTGCAGATCGAATCATTAAAACGCGCATTTCCTAACGGTAAAGTGATTAGAAATGAGTTTTACATTGGCTCATTATCTGGCGAAGCGGGTCAGTCATTAAAGATTGATATAGACCCAATTAGCCCAAATTTCATGCGTGGCATGGATTTTAACACAGGTGAGGGCATTGGTGGCATCACAAAAATATTGATGGCAGCTTATGATTGGAAGATTAAAGATGTGGCAGAGCATTTTTACACATTCTTAGATAAAGATCGTCCAGAGCCACCAATGAATCCAATCAATCCAAACATGGCGCAGCAGCCCCCGGTAACACAACCCGAACAAATTAAGCAACGCCGGGTGATTGATACAAATACGCCCCATGATGGTGAGTATTTGTACCTCTCAGAAGACGGAGAAATACTTGTTACGGTCAGGCGTTACATAGAGAGGGACTCAACAGGTGAAATTGTTCGGGATACGGACGGGAATGCGAAGAAAGAGTTCCGCCAGTTTCCACGTTTACCTGAGACCAGACCACTTTATAACCTCCACCATATTGCACAATCAGATCGCGTTATATGGGTAGAAGGAGAGAAATGTGCGGATGAGCTAACAAAGAAGGGATACACAGCGACATGCACCATCGGTGGTGCGGGGATGTTATCTCGAAACACAAAAGACAAATTTGACTTCTCTCCGTTGCAAGGTAAGGAAGTTATCATATGGCCTGATAATGACGAGGCAGGCTTAAAGCTTGCAAAGATCGTTCAAGAGTTGTCGCAAAATGCGGGGGCAAAGCTAATCACTATGCTTGTGCCACCAAAGGGTAAACCAAAGAAGTGGGATGCAGCAGACGCGATTGAAGAAGGGTTTGACATATCGAACTTTCTTAACGCGCCCACCCACAAGGTAAAGAAGTCATTATCTCTTAGAAACCCCAACTTGCTTGCCAGTGCGCAGTTTCAAGGTAGCGCACCAGAGCAGAAGTTTTTGATCGGGGATACGATGCCCCTCGGGGTTCCTGTTGTTTTTGCAGCCGCAGGAGATAGTGGTAAAGGTATGATGACGCTTGATCTGGCAATGAAAGTTGCGTCAGGTGACGGGATGCAAAACGCCTTCGGGGGCATGGTCTCCCAACACGGGACAGCTATTATTCTTTCAGCAGAAGATGATCGGGATGAACTACATCGCCGGATCAGCAGGCTCGATCCCCTGAACAAACGTTCGGGTTATGAGCATGATCTCATCGTTGTGCCGCTGCCGAATGAAGGCGGAGTGTTTCCGATTATGATGAAAGTGGACAATACATACGCAACATCATCGGAGTTTGAAAAGATTTACGAAGAGATGTTAGAGATTGAAGATCTTGCGTTGGTCATTGTTGATCCAATGGCATCATTTGTGCATGCAGATGTAAATGCAG